ATGAAAATTAAATCCCGCGTCTGGTACTGGCTGGCTGCTGCCAGCGGTGCCGTAAGTCTGCTGTACGGCATGGGCATCGAGGGCGGTGCACAGCTGGGCAGCTCCATCTCTGACAGCCAGTTCGTCACAGCCCTGTGCCTGGTTCTGGCAGCGGTAGCGTTCCTGCGGCTGGGATTTGCGGCTGAAGCCGAGGAAAACCGCCGGCATTGTGGCAGGATCAGACGTACCCATGCCCGTAACCCGGAGAATCAGGAGCGTGGAGCATGAGTGAGATTGAAGAGCGAGCGCTGGAAGCTGCCCGGATTCTTCGGGACTTCTGCGGAGAATGGGATTGCACCATCTGCCCATTCATAGAGGACGTTTACTGTCGCCTGTCACAGCATTCCCCTGTTTGCTGGAAGATTCCAAACAAAGAGCCCGCCCGTGCTGGTAACACGGACGAGCCCAAAGGGTGATGGAATTCACAAGCCCCATCACCCTTGATGATATCACATCAGAAAGGAGTTTACAAATGAAAGGTATTTTAGCCGAACCGGGCAAGGCTCCGGTGATCGCGTCCCTGCCCGACAGCCTATGGGCCATTGAGAATCGGCTGGGAACTCCCTGCGAGATGATCGTGCTGCCTCGCACCCCGGCGGTGCTGTTCGTGGGCCGGTACGATGGCCCCATCCAGCCTGCCAGCCTGCTCAACCGGAAGTACCGAGGCCGCCAGCTTTACGGGCCCATCCTCTGCTACGGCTGGAAGGGCAACAACATCCAGCCCATGAACAAGGATGTACAGACCGAGATGCTGGACCGCCTGAAGGGCACGGAGGTGAGAGTTTGACCACCTATATCTGCAAATGCGGACGGCGAGTGAAGAAATCCACCGATGCCAGTACCACTGGAAACCGCCTATCTGGTTACGCACCCGGCCATGAGTGCTGGGGATGCCCCTATGCCATGCCATACGGAGACTTTCAATGGGATGAAAGTGCTAGAACTGTCAGCCGGGAGACTCGGGGCTACGAGTGCCGGATGAGCAAGACCCTCACTTATGCGTCAGAGTTTGCTGGCTCTATCAAGGATAAATGCACCTGTCGAGTGCATAGTCTGGACTTCGACTTTCTGTCTCAGGTCTCTGCATGGATCAAAGACACTTATCCAGACAGAGAGATTTTCGGCTCATTCTCCAAAGATATTCGTGCATCGGACTATGGGTCTGACGGGCGCTATTGCCTGACAATCACATGCACTCAGAATCTGAAAGGTGTTGCCGCAAAAAGAGAGCTGTTTGGTCAGTTTTTCAATCTGGATGGAAGCCGCAAGGACATGACACCGCAGCAGGAAATGGAAAAGATTCTTGCCGACATCAAAAAAGCAAAGGAGATTCTCTCATGTGCACCTGCCCAGAATGCGGATGCTGCTGTGACTACGGCAGAGAATGCTGTCCCGACTGCCACAGCGGCAACGCCGACCATCTCGGAGAGCGGGGCGGATGTAAGCGCATCGACCCCCGCGACATCCCTGCAGAACTGCGAATCGGCCCCTGCCGCATCGGCGGGCGGTTCTTCTGTATCAACAGCTGGTGCCATGCAGGACAAGCCCCTGACCACCGTGCCGGATGCGATGCGCCCGGCGTTTGATTATTCCGGCCTGACCGACCAGACCGTGGAGGACCTGCACTTTGCCGAGGACGAATACCGCCACGGCAAGCAGATGGCCGAGCGTGGCCTTGTGCACATGGGCAATGCCATTGCCGCCGCCCATGATGCGCTGTGCGGAGTTGTCCAACAATTGGACAACTCAAAGCATGGCAATCGCGGGGATGATTCTTTTCGGGCATGGTGCTGCTCTATCGGCATCACAAAGTCAACCGCCTACAACCTGCTGCAAGTCTCTGCCCTGATGGACGGCAGCAGCCCCCGCCAGCGGGCCATTCTGGAAGCCCTGCCGCCCACCCTGCTGTACGCCGTGGCAAAGCCCAGCGCCCCGGCAGAGCTGGTGGAGCAGGTCAAGAATGGTGATATCACCACCAACAAGCAGTATCAGGAAGCCATGGCCCAGATCAAGGCCGAGAAGGACCGTGCCTCTGCTGCCGAAGCCCGGGAGGAAGAGGCGTGGAACATGGTAAGTAAGGCGCAGGATGAAGCCCAGACTGCCAAAAACGACTTGGATGCCGCCCTTGCGGATGTGCAGGGGCTGGACGAGGAAAATGCTCGGCTGAAAGCCGAGAAAGAAAAAGCAGAACGGAGCTATAACGAAATGTACGAAAGCCGCATTGCGGCCAACCTCCAGCGCCAGAAGGCCGAAGCCGAGCGCGACAGGGCCGAAGCCCGGGCCAAGGACGCAGAGAACCAGTTGGTTGGTTCCCGGCAGATGGCCGAAGCGGCCAAGCTCCGGGGCGACAAGCTCAAGGCCGAGAACGACGCGCTCAAGAAACAGCCCATCACTGCGGTGGTGGACAAGGAAGAGGTGGAGCGTCAGGCCAGGGAAATGGCCGCCGAGATGACCGCCGACCTGCGGGCACAGCTGGAACAGGCCTCTTCCGGCAGCGAACAAGATGCCCACAGCTCCTATGACAACGTGCTGCTGGCCGACCGTTCTCTCCAGAACATCGGCAAAATGGTGGTCCCGTCCCTCCGCAGGCTTCCGCCTGAACAGCGGGAACAGCTGACCAATATGCTCATTCACACACTCGGACAGATCCAAGGGGAGGTATCCAGATGTCTGTAACCATCACGGCCCTTGAGGCCGAAAACGTCAAGCGCATCAAAGCAGTTGCGCTCACCCCTGCCCCCACTGGGCTCACCCTCGTGGGCGGCAATAACAATCAGGGCAAGACCAGTGTGCTGGATGCCCTTGCCTGGGCCCTGGGCGGCGACCGCTTCCGCCCCAATGCCGCACAGCGGGACGGGGCCGTGGCTCCCGCCCATCTCAAGGTCACCCTTTCCAACGGCGTGATCGTGGAGCGCAAGGGCAAAAACAGCACCCTGACCGTTACCGACCCCACCGGGCGGCGCAGCGGCCAGCAGCTGCTCAATGCCTTTATCGAGCCGCTGGCCCTTGATCTGCCCCGCTTCATGGAAGCATCCGACAAGGAGAAAGCGGACATCCTGCTGCGCATCATCGGCATCGGCACCGAGCTGCACGTCCGGGATCTGGAGATCAAGTCCCTGTATGACAAGCGCACCTTCACCGGCCAGCTGGCCCAGCAGAAAAAGCACTTTGCCGAGGAGCTGATCTACTACCCGGAAGCCCCGGAGGAACCTGTCAGCGCCTCCGACCTCATCCACCAGCAGCAGGAGATCCTCGCCCGCAACGGCGAGAACCAGCGCAAGCGCAATCAATTAGTTCAGCTCACAGATTTGCTTGAACGGCAGAAAAAAGTGGTTGCAGACCTTGAATTTCAGTTGAGCACGGAAAAGCAGCGGCTGACCACGATGCAGGCCGACGTAAAAATCGCCCAGACCTCTGCCGAGAATCTGCAGGACGAATCCACCGCCGAACTGGAAGCCTCCATCCGGAGCATCGAGGAGACCAACCAGAAGGTGCGTGCCAATCTGGAAAAGGCCCGTGCCGAGGACGAGGCTGCACAGTATGCCAGCGACTACGACAAGCTCACCGAAGCCATCACTCAGAAGCGGGCCGACCGTATGGCCCTGCTGAACGGTGCTGACCTGCCCCTGCCGGAGCTGAGCGTGGAGGACGGTGCCCTTACTTATAAAGGAAAGCACTGGCGGGATATGTCCGGCAGCGATCAGCTGCGGGTGGCTGCCGCCATCGTCCGCCGCCTGAACCCGGACTGCGGTTTTGTACTGCTGGACAAGCTGGAGCAGATGGACATGACCACCCTGACCGAGTTTGGCCGCTGGCTGGAAGCAGAGCACCTGCAGGCCATCGCCACTCGCGTTTCCACCGGCAGCGAGTGCCAGATCATCATCGAAGACGGCATGGTAAAAGATGCCGAGCCGCCTGTCACCGAAAAGCCCCAGCCCAGGAGCTGGACGAAAGGAGCGTTCTAAATGAGCAAGTATGCCATCACCTCCGGGGTGCAGGATTCCCCGGTAAAAACCGTGCTGTATGGCCCCGAGGGCATCGGCAAGAGCACCTTTGCCTCCCACTTCCCCGACCCGGTGTTCATCGACACCGAAGGCGGCACAAAGCGGCTGAATGTCAAGCGCCTGCCTCAGCCCACCAGCTGGGCCATGCTGCTGGACGAGGTGGCCGAGGTGCGCAGGGGGAACATCCCTTGCGGCACGCTGGTCATCGACACCGCCGACTGGGCCGAACGGCTGGCCATTGATGCCGTCTGCGCCAAGGCCAAGGTGGACGGGCTGGAGGGCTTTGGCTACGGCAAAGGCTACACCTACCTGAAGGAGGAGTTCGGCAAGCTGCTGGACGCGCTGGAAGAGGTGCTGAACACAGGGCACAACGTTCTGGTCCTTGCCCACGCGGCCATCACCAAGTTCGAGCAGCCGGATGCGGCGGGCAGCTACGACCGCTGGACCATGAAGACCACCAAGCAGGTGGAGCCGCTGATCCGGGAGTGGTGCGACATGCTGCTGTTCGTCAACTACCAGACCGTGGTGGAAAAGAGCAGCAGCGCCCCCAACGCAAAAAACAAGGTCACCGGCGGCCGCCGGGTGATGTACACAGCGCATCACCCCTGCTGGGATGCCAAGAATCGCTTCGGCCTGCCCGACGAGATCCCCTTTGACTACGCCGGCATCGCCGCCTGCATCCCCGGTTGCAACACTGAGAGCAGGGCAATTCTTGGCTCTCCCTCTGGGAGAGCTGGCACGGCGCAAGCCGTGACTGAGAGGGCGATCCAGCCGGAAGTCGACATCCTGCCCACTCCGGCTCCGCAGCCCCAGACTCCCCGCGAGGAAGTGCCCGAAGCTCTGCTCACACCGGACCTGATCGCGCTGGGCGTGCCGGAAAAGCTGGCCCCCCTGATGAGCGCCAACAACGTCACGCCGGAGGAGCTGCAGGCTGTGGTGGGCAAGCGGGGCTATTTCCCCGAGGATATGCCCATCCGGGATTACCCGGCCGATTTCGTAGAGGGCTGTCTGGTGGCCGCATGGCCCCAGGTGCTGCAGATGGTGCTGGACAGCCGTGACCTGCCGTTTTGATGATTTTGAAAGGAGCTTTTACTTATGAATGAGATGAACACCGACCGCGCCCTAAGCTGGAACGACGAATTCACCAACGAACAGCAGGAGTTCGTGCTCCTGCCCGAGGGCGATTATGCCTTTGAGGTCACCGGCATGGAGCGTGCCCGCTTTGAGGGCAGTGCCAAGCTCCCGCCCTGCTCCATGGCAAAGCTGACCCTGAAGATCTTCGGCGGAGCCAAGGGCGATGCCACCGTCACCGACCGCCTGTATCTGCACACCAAGACTCAGGGTCTGCTGGGTGCTTTCTTTGAGAGCATCGGCCAGTGTAAGCGGGGCGAGACCTTCCGCCCCCGCTGGAACGAAGTGGTGGGTGCCCGGGGCTGGTGCCGTCTGGGCATCCGGGAGTACACCAAGCAGAGCGGCCCCAACGCAGGTAAGACCGGCCAGAGCAACGAGGTCACTCGCTTCCTGCCGCCGCCGGAACCTAAGGCCGCACCCGCTCAGGGCTGGACACAGGGGGCATTCTGATGGCGAACATCCAATCCCTGCGCCCCTATCAGCAGGCCGCCCGGGACAGCATCCACGCCCAGTGGGAGCAGGGCCGTCTGCGCACGCTGCTGGTGCTGCCCACCGGCACCGGCAAGACCATCGTGTTCGCCTCCGTTGCCGCCGATCAGGTGCGTGCCGGGGACCGGGTGCTCATCCTGGCCCACCGTGGCGAGCTGCTGGAACAGGCAGCTGACAAGCTCCAGCGTTCCACCGGCCTTGTCAGCGCTGTGGAAAAGGCAGAGTCCACCTGCCTGAACAGCTGGTTCCGGGTGGTGGTGGGCAGCGTGCAGACCCTGCAGCGCTCCGCTCGGCTGGAACGCTTTCCCCGGGACTACTTCGGCACCATCATCATCGACGAGGCCCACCACGCCATCACCGACGGCTACCGCCGCATCCTGGACTACTTCGAGAATGCAAAGGTGCTGGGTGTGACCGCCACCCCTGACCGCGGCGACATGCGGAACCTGGGGGAGGTGTTCGACAGCCTGGCCTATGAGTACAAGCTGACCGATGCCATCAAAGAGGGTTATCTGTGCAAGATCATGGCCCAGACCATTCCCCTGAAACTGGACATCTCCGGCGTGGCCCTCAGCGGCGGCGACTACGCCGTGGGGGAACTTGGCACGGCGCTGGACCCGTATCTGGAGCAGATCGCCGCCGAGATGGCACAGCGATGCAAAGGCCGCAAGACGGTGGTGTTCCTTCCCCTCATCAAAACCAGCCAGAAGTTCCGGGATCTGCTGAATGCACAGGGGTTCCGGGCCGCCGAGGTCAACGGCCAGAGTGCCGACCGAAAGGAAGTGCTTGCCGACTTCGATACCGGGAAGTATAACGTGCTCTGCAATTCCATGCTGCTCACCGAGGGCTGGGACTGCCCCAGTGTGGACTGTGTTGTGGTGCTGCGGCCCACCAAGGTGCGCAGCCTGTACAGCCAGATGGTGGGACGCGGCACACGTCTGGCCGAGGGCAAGACCGACCTGCTGCTCCTCGACTTTTTGTGGATGACCGACAAGCACGAGCTCTGCCGCCCGGCAGACCTTGTGTGCGAGGACAGGGCCGTGGCCCGTCAGATGACCGAAAACCTTGCCGGGACCGGCTGTCCTGAGGACATCGAGGAAGCCGCCGCCCAGGCCAGTGAGGACGTGGTGGCCCAGCGGGAAGAGGCCCTTGCAAAACAGCTGGCCGAACAGCGCCGCAAAAAGGCAAAGCTGGTGGACCCGCTCCAATACGAAATGAGCATTCAGGCCGAGGATCTGTCCGGCTATGTGCCGGCCTTTGGCTGGGAAGCCGGGCCGCCCACCGAACAGCAGACCACCGCCCTCGAAAAGCTGGGCATTCTGCCGGATGCGGTGGAGTCGGCAGGCAAGGCCAGCCTTTTGCTGGACCGGCTGCACAAGCGCCGGGATGAAGGCCTCACCACACCAAAACAGATCCGCTGTCTGGAAAAATACGGCTTCCAGCATGTGGGCACATGGAGTTTTGAGCAGGCCAAACACATGATCGACCGCATTGCGGCCCAGGGCTGGCGGGGTGTGCCCAAGGGTGTTACCCCAAGCACCTATACGCCGCCCGCCCCGCCTGAAACACCCGCATGGGATGTATGGTAACGCAGATGAATGATGAGATCGAACTCAAAGAAGCATTGGACTTCATTTCCCCGGCCTCCCTGACTTATGAGGAGTGGACGATGGTGGGCATGGGGCTCAAGGAAGCGGGACTGCCCGTCACCGTCTGGGAAGCATGGAGCGCCCGGGACGGGGGCCGCTACCATAAGGGAGAGTGTGCCCGGAAGTGGGAGAGTTTTCACGGCAGCACAAAGCCTGTCACCGAGAGCAGCATTTTCCAGCTGGCCTACAGCCACGGATGGAGCGGCCCGGCAGGCCACGCGCTGGACTGGGGCGACGAGCTCACCACCGGCTCCTCCAGAACGGAGGGGCAGCTGGTGGACCCCCGGTGGGTGGAATCCCACGATCTGGCTCTGCCTGAGCAGTGGGACCCAGTTGACCAGCTCAGGCGCTACCTGCAGGCCCTCTTTGAGCAGGACGAGCACGTGGCCTATGTGACCGAGAGCTTCATGGCCGACGACCGCCGCCGCCCCACCAGAGGCTGCTGGGACCGCACCGCAGGCCAGCTCATCGCAGAGCTGGACACCTGCGGCGGGGACATCGGCAAGGTGGTGGGCGACTGCGACCCCGAGGTGGGCGCGTGGATCTGCTTCAACCCGGTGGACGGAACGGGCCGCAAGGATGCCAACATCACCGCCTACCGCTACGCTCTGGTGGAATGCGACAACATGGATTTGGGCAGACAGCAGGCCATCATCAAACAGCTGGAGCTGCCCTGTGCCGCTCTGGTCTACTCCGGCGGCAAGAGCGTCCACGCCATCGTCAAGGTGGATGCCCCGGATTACACCGAATACCGCAAGCGGGTGGATTACCTCTATGCCGCCTGCCAGAAGAATGGTCTGACCCTCGACCAGCAGAACCGCAACCCCAGCCGCCTTTCCCGGATGCCCGGCATCCTGCGCGGCAGTCAGCGGCAGACCCTGCTGGAGACCAACATCGGCAAAAGCTGCTGGGACGAGTGGCGGGACTGGCTGGAAGCCGAGACCGATGAACTGCCCGAAACCGAAAGTCTGGCTGATGACTGGGATGACCTGCCGCCGCTGGCCGATGCCCTCATCACCGGGGTGCTGCGCAAGGGTCACAAGATGCTGCTGGCAGGCCCCAGCAAGGCGGGCAAGAGCTTCGCCCTCATTGAGCTGTGCATCGCCATTGCCGAGGGCACGCCCTGGCTGGGCCGCTTTTCCTGTGCGCAGGGCAAGGTGCTGTACATCAACCTCGAGCTGGACCGGGCCTCCTGCCTGCACCGCTTCAAGGATGTGTACACCGCCCTCGGCCTGCCCCCGCAGAACCTGAGGAACATTGACATCTGGAACCTGCGCGGCGCTTCCGTCCCCATGGACAAGCTGGCCCCCAAGCTCATCCGCCGGGCGGGTAAGAAAGGCTACACTGCCGTCATTCTGGACCCCATTTACAAGGTCATCACCGGCGACGAGAACAGCGCCGACCAGATGGCAAAGTTCTGCAACCAATTTGACCTTGTCTGCCGCGCGCTGGACTGTGCCGTGATCTACTGCCACCACCACTCCAAGGGTGCCCAGGGCGGCAAGCGTAGCATGGACCGCGCCAGCGGCTCCGGCGTGTTTGCCCGTGACCCGGATGCCATGCTGGATATGACTGAGCTCACCCCGACCGCGGCCATTTTGGAGCAGCTCCACAACAAGGCCGCCTGCCGGGTGCTCAAGGACATGCTGGACAAGCGCGGCCATGCCGATGCCTACGGCCCGGACGATGCCCTGAGCAAAAGCCGGATGCTGGCCATTGCCAAAGAACACCTTGGCATGGCCGATCTGCGGGCCATCGATGCCCGGATCGCCGCCGCCCAGAAGCTGACAGACAGCATGACCGCCTGGCGTATTGAGGGCACCTTGCGCGAGTTCGCCCGCTTCGACCCTGTGAACCTCTGGTTCGACTACCCAGTCCACAAGCCGGACACCGGCCTGCTGGAGGATCTGCAGCCGGACAGCGATTACAAGTCACTGGGTACCCGGGGCGCATCCAAGCGCTGGGGCAATAAGGACAAAGTCAGCAAGGACAAAAAGGCCGAGCTGGACACCGCCTTTGAAGCCTGCATGATGGATGGCGAAGTGACTGTTTACAGTCTGGCCGAGTACATGGATCTGAAGCCCCGCACCGTCAAGACCCGCCTGAAGGATGACGGGCGGTTCTGGATCGACGGCGAAAAAGTCGGACGCAAGGAGCCCGGCAGCGCAGGTTAAACGAATTGTATATTTTAAAATTACAATTTGTTATAAAAATGCAGTTATAGCCGCTATTTTGCACGACAGCAAAAACTGCAATTTTGCAGTTATAGCCGCTATGACTGCAAATTTTGCAGTGCAAAATAGCCTATATATAATAGCTATAACTGCAGCATGTGTGATGGGGTCTCCCAGAGGATGGGGCGAACACAGCCCCCATCCCTCCGGGGAACCCTCCCCATCACGTTGGCCGAACAAAAAGAAAGAACGAGGTGAAACGAACATGCAATTTTTGCCCATTGCTCAATTCTTCCTGCCCATGAAGCCGCCCACCACCACCCACAACGCCAAGGAGCTGCACGCCTACATGAAGGGCGGCAAGCCCTGTGCCGTGCTCCACGACAGCGCCGAACTGAAAGCCGCCCGGGCCAAGCTCCACGCCTACCTGGCACCCCATGCGCCGGATCAGCCCGTGCCCACCGGGAAGCCAGTGCGGCTGGTGGTCAAGTGGTGCTTTGCCCCCGAGGGCCACCCGGACGGCAGCTGGCGCACCTCCAAACCTGACACCGACAATCTGGAAAAGGCCCTCAAGGACGAGATGACCCGCCTGCACTTCTGGCACGATGATGCCCAGGTGTGCAGCGAGATCGTGGAGAAGTTCTGGTCGAACCCCTGCGGTGTGTTCGTGCGTGTGGAGGTGTGGGGATGACGGATTACAAAACGGTCAAGGCATGGTTCCAGCAATGCCGGGACGGTGCTGCCGCCGTAAAGGCCCAGAAGCAGAAGATCCAGCGCATCCGGGATGCCGCCGAGAAGTGCACCCAGAGCATGAGCGGGATGCCCGCAGGCGGGAGTTCCGGCGATAAGGTCGGAGATGCCGTTGCCCGGCTGGATGCGGAAGAACGGGAGCTGAAGCAGATGGAACAGCGGCTGGCTCTGCTGAAGATGAACGCCACCTGCAGGGCCTACACCGGGGCCGTAGATCCCGAGACAGTCCGGCAGGGTGACTGCATCCGGCTGTTTTACATCGAGAACCAACACCAGCCCGCCATCGTGGAAGCTCTGGGGCTGTGCGAAAATTCCGAGGTCTCAAAGATCATCCGCCGGGGCTGTGAGCGGCTGGCTCTGCTCTGGGATACACTGGAATGATTTCACATCACATCCATCCTGCATCCATGTGCAAAACACCCCATTTGTGATATTCTGGGTACAAGCGGAACCGCGCAAAGCGGTGCGCCGCTTCAAAGCAGTCTCCTGAGTACCTCCATAATGAATTGCTCCTTTTGGACCTTTTGCCGCTTAACAGCATTTTTCTCCTTCTTGTGCTTTGCGGGCTGCTTTCAAAGATCACACTTGCCGTTCCGGGCCATCCCGGGGCGGCTTTTTTGTACCCTGACGACGAGAGAGGTGGTGACGTGTCGAATGAAAAGAATCTCATTCCGTTTAATGAACGAACGGAGAGCGAACAGAGAGAGATCGCCCAGAAGGGCGGCATTGCATCCGGTGCGGCCCGCCGCCGCAAACGATCCATGCGTCAGGCGGCTGACTACTACCTGAGCCTGCCGGAGACCGACCGCCGCCGGGTAAACGCCATGCTGCGGGACCAGATTGACCCGGAGGACGTGGACAACCAGATGAGCGTGGTCATGGGCATTGCAGCCGCTGCCAAGCAGGGCGATGCCAGGGCAGCCAATGTCCTGTTAAAAATGCTGGGTGAGGAGACCGTACAGGAAGACCCGGGCGCGGATGCTCTGGCAAAGGCCAAGGAGCTGCTGGGAGGTGTGGACAGTGCCATTGACTGAGTTTCAGCAGGAGTACCTGCGCAACTGTTCCCACCGGTGGAACGTCAAGACCGGAGCCACCCGAAGCGGCAAGACCTACCTGGACTGTGCCGTGACCATCCCGAAGCGGATCTGCGCGGCCCGGGGCGAGGGCCTGCTGGTGCTCATGGGCAACACCCTGGGCACACTGGAGCGCAACGTGCTGTCCCTGATGCGGGAGCTCTGGGGCCCCGACCTTGTAGGTGTGATCCGCACCTCGGCAGCAGGCAACGTGGTACAGCTGTTCGGCAAGAAGGTCTATGTCCTCGGCGCTGACAACAAGAAACACATCGCCCGCATCCAGGGCGCTGCCTTTGAGTACGTCTACGGTGACGAGATCACCACCTGGGACGAAGGCGTGTTCCAGATGCTGAAAAGCCGCCTTTCCTGCCCCCACTCCCATTTTGACGGCACCTGCAACCCGGAAAGCCCCACTCACTGGTTCAAGAAGTTTCTGGACAGTGACGCTGACATCTACTGTCAGGCGTATACCATCGACGATAACCCTACACTTCCGGCCCAGTTCGTGGCCGATCTGAAAAAAGAATACACCGGCACAGTCTACTATAACCGCTTTATCCTCGGCCAATGGATGGCGGCCAATGGCGTGATCTACCGCCTACTGGCCGACAGCCTTGCCGCCGGAGATGGGCGTTTTTTCTGGCCTGTGGACAAGCCGCTGCACCCGTGGCGGGTGCGCATCGGGGTGGACTTTGGCGGCAACGGCTCCAAACACGCCTTTGTGGCAACGGCCATCCTACCGGGCTGGTCCGGCGTGGTAGGGCTGGCATCCCAGCGCATCGACCCTGTGGCGCAGGATGCCGACTTTCTGGCCGACCAGCTGCTGGAGTTCTGCATGGCTGTCTTTGCCCGCTGGGGCGAGATCCAGTACATCTTCTGCGATTCCGCGGAGCAGACGCTGATCAATCACATCCGGGCAAGGCTCCGGCGCTGCAAACTGAGCTGGCTGGCCGACCGGGTGGAGAACAGTGCCAAGATCCGCATCAATGACCGCATCCGCCTGACCTGCATCCTGATGGGCGGCGGGCGGTTCTGGCTGCTGCCAGAGGCTTCCACCCTCCGGGATGCCCTTGCCACGGCCCTGTACAGCGGCAAGCACCCCGGCGTGGACGAGCGGCTGGATGACGGCAGCACCGATATCGACACATTGGACGCTTACGAGTACACCATCGAGCGCGATTTCAAGAGGTTGACCAACACATGAACATCACCGCATTTCTGAACTACCTGAACAAGACGCGCGGGTGGGCCATCGATGCCGACTACTACGGCTACATCGAGACCTGGCGGCAGTGGTGGCAGGGCAGCGTGCCCAAGGTGCACACCCGTGCCGCTGAATACGCAAACGGCACCAAGAAGCGCCCCATTGCCTCCCTGCGGATGCCGAAACGGGTCTGCGAGGACTGGGCAAACCTGCTTCTGAACGACCGCACCACCTTCCAGATCAAGGACGCTGCCACCGCCCGGTATCTGCTGGGCGACGATGAACAGCAGGTAGGCGGCCTGCTCCGGGAGCTGCACTTCTGGCGCAATGCCAACGCTCTGGTGGAACAGGCCTACTGGTCCGGTACCGGTGCCTTTGTGCTGAGTGCCGAAAATCTGACGGTCGTGAAAGGGAAAGCGGTTCCCGGCCCGGATACCCGCCTGAAGCTGGACTATGACCCGGCTTCCTGCATCCTGCCTCTGCGGGTGGAACGGGGCATCGTGACCGAAGCGGCTTTTGTCTCCGAGTGCATGATGGAGGGTAAGCCTGTGGTCTATCTGCAGACCCACACCGGCAATGAGATCCGGCGCACTATCCGCAACGAATGGTTCCGGGTAACGGATGGAGTTTCGGGCGCTCCGGTGTTTGAAGCGCTGCAGGCCCCGCCGGGTACGGCAGAAAGCATCACGGTGGAGGGTTCCCCGCCCTGGTTTGCCCTGTTCAGCCCGGCAGCAGTCAAGAACCTTGACGGCGGCACAGGGCTGGGCATGAGCGTCTTTGCCGAAGCGTTGGCCGAGGCCCAGGGCATCGACCTTGCCTTTGACAACTACCGGGAGGATATCCGGCTGGGCCACAAGAAGATCTTCTACTCTGCGGACATCTGCCGCAAGGTGGTGGATCAGGAGGGCGTGGAGCATTCTATTCCACCCGATGACGATGTGCAGAGCCAGTTCGTCACCCTGCCCCAAAAGGAAGGGAGCCTCGACCAGTCCAGCGAATACCACGAATACAACCCCGACCTGCGGGTGGATTCGAACCACAAGGCTGTGCAGGATATGCTGAACCTGTTCAGCTTCAAGTGTGGTCTGGGCTGCCACCGGTACAACTTCGAGCTGGGCAACGTGACCACAGCCACCGAGTACAACGGCAGCCGTCAGGATCTGGTGGCCAGCGCCAATAAGAACCAGATCCCCATCGAGGGGGCGCTGGTGGGCATCGTGCGGGCCATCCTGTGGGCAGCAAAGAACCTGCAGGGAGCGGCGGTGGACCCCGAAACGCCCATCTCTGTGGACTGGGACGACAGCTACATCACCGATGCCGAGACCCGGATGAGCCAGATGCGGGACGATGCCCTGAGCGGCCTTTTGCCCCGGTACAAGTATCTGTCTGCCCGGTACGGGGTCAGTGAAGAGGATGCCCGCAAGCTGGCACAGGAAGCCGCTGACGAAAACAAGCAGCCTGAGTTGAGCTTCGGGGGTGCCTGATGCTGGCCCCGGACTATCTCGACCACGCACCCGACCGGTTGGTGCTTTTATTTCAGCAGGTCGAGGACGATATCCTTCGGGACGTGGCCCGGCGCATCTCCAAAATGGACACCCTGACCCCCACGGCCAACTGGCAGCTTTGGCGGTATGAACAGACCGAAGCCCTCCGGCAGGACGTGGTGAAAAAGCTGGCCCGCTACACCGGCAAGAGCGAAGCCGAGATCCGGCGGCTCATGCAGGAAGCGGCCACCCGGGCCATGGAGGCCGAGGACGAGATTTACTACCACTACGGCAAAGAGCCCACGCCCTTTGCCGACAATGCCACCCTGCAGGCCCTGCTCAACGCCGGTTACCAGCAGACCGCCGGAACCTTCCACAACCTGACCGCCACCACGGCCAACACCGTCAGCGGCCAGTTTGAAGCCGCTCTCGACCGTGCCCATCTCAAGGTGAGCAGCGGCGCGTTCGACTACAAGAGCGCCGTCAAGAGCGCGGTGGACAGTCTGGCCGACACCATGAAGTACGTCACCTACCCCACCGGCCACACCGACACGCTGGAAGTTGCCGCCCGCCGGGCGGTGCTGACTGGTGTGAACCAGACCGGTGCAAAGCTGCAGGTGGCCCGGGCCGATGAGATGGGAGTGGAGTTCTTCGAGACCACGGCCCACGGCGGGGCCAGGCCTTCACACGCCGAGTGGCAGGGCAGGCAGTTCCACCGGGGCGGCGCTGTGGACTACATGGGAAAGCATTACCCGGACTTCGAGGCCGCCACCGGCTACGGCACCGGGGCAGGGCTTTGCGGCTGGAACTGTCGGCATCAGTTCTTTTCGGTGTTCCCGGAGCTGGGTGCACCGCCTGCATGGACGCAGGAGAGCCTGGAAGCCCTCAACGCCCGGGACATCGAGTACAACGGCCAGAAATACACCCGGTACGAGATCAGCCAGATGCAGCGGGCCCGGGAGCGCACCGTGCGCAGGTACAAGCGCCGGTATCTGGCCGAGGATGCCGCCGGGGCCGACACCACCGCCAGCGCGGTGAAGCTCCGGCAGGCCCGTCAGGATCTGGCCGACTTTATCAGCGCCACCGGCGGCAGAGTGGACAGCGCCCGCACCAGCGTGGCCGGGTTTGGCAGGAGCGAAGCCGGGAAGGCAACGTGGGCGGCGAAATACTCAATCCCAAATATCAGCATCGGGCGATCCATCGGTGCAAAAGCCAAAAACTACGTTGTCGTTGACAAATCGACCGGAGAAGAATATTATTTTGTTGAGGGAACTAGAACACAGAACGCACAGGTCTTTGCAGGGAAAGGCGGCGTGAAACCGCTTCACGAAGAGGTCGCGCAGGGCTTGGCCGCTGAGTTTGGCGGCAAGCCAGAGGATTGGCAGCACTGCAAGGGCAAAGGCTGGCTCGATGTGGATGGAGAATCGGTAAAGGCCGAAGTCCACTGGTTCCAGAACGGAAGCGAAAAAGTCAAATTCAAGGTAAAGAGGTGGCTGTATGACGAAGATTGACACTGTTCGCTATATCGGAGAGACATCTCCGTTGGAGCTGACCCACGGCAAAGTCTACAAAGTTCTTTCCATCGAGCGCGGCTGGTATCGCATTATTGACGATACCGGAGAGGATTATCTGTATCCTGCCGGGAACTTTGAAATTATCAACTGAACCACGATGCACACGCACCGTGGTTTTTTGTTGCCCATTTTCAGGAGGGAACACTACATGAAAGACAGTTCGAGTCTTGGGCTGGCAGACATTCTGACCGTGACATTTATCGTCCTGAAGCTCATCGGCGTAATAGACTGGCCGTGGCTCTGGGTTTTGTCACCTATTCTTATCAGCCTCGCACTGTTTCTCGTTATCTTCATTCTGTGCGTTCTGGATGAGCTTAAATACAAGCCACCCTCGCAGCCCAAGAAGTAAATATCGCAAGCGTCTTTGCTCGTTTGAGCAGGGGCGCTTTTTTCATACCGTTTTAGCTCAGATGGAAGAGCGCCGGTCTCCAAAACCGGATGCCGCAGGTTCAAACCCTGCAAACGGTGCCATCGCAGAGGGCAGTGCGTACCCTGCCCAAAGACCGATTGCTGACAGAGAACAGCGTAAACAAACTGTGGTCTGTCCCAAACGAAAGGAGCTTATCCCATGAAGCGTGAAGACGTGAAGAACAAGATCCCCGGCATTACCGAGGAGCAGCTGAACTGGATCATGGCCGAGAACGGCAACGATGTCAACCGGGAAAAGACTGCCGCCGAGCAGTACAAGACCCAGCTGGAAAACACCCAGGCTCAGCTCAAGACCGCCCAGGACGGCCTTGCCGCCTTTGACGGCAAGAAGAAGCCCGAGGAATACGAGGCAGACATTGCCAAACTCAAGGGCGATATGCAGGCACAGGCTGATGGCTTTGCCTTTGACAATGCCCTGAACACCGCCATTCTGGGAGCCAAGGGCCGCAGCGTCAAGGCTGTCCGGGCACTGCTGGATCTGGATGCCCTCAAGGGCTCCAAGGACCGTTCCACCGATATCTCCAAGGCTCTGGAAGAAGCCGCCAAGGCGAACCCCTGGGCCTTTGGCGAGGCGGAAGAAGGCGGCGCTGGTTCCGTTCACGTTTCCAGCGGCAAAGAGCACGGCACCCCGCCCGCCGGTGACATTGACCCCGTGACCGCTGCCTTCAAGGCGATGAACCCCGATATCAACATCGAATGAGAGAAAGGATATTCTTATGGCACATGAAGCACAGGTCCGCTATTCCAATCTGGTCGACCTCAAGCTGCGCAAGACGCTGGTGAAGAAAGTCGGCGTGATCTGCAACAACCGCTACGAGGGCAGCCCCAAGGCCGGTTCCGTCAAGGTCCCTGTCCGTGACACCGAGGTGGTGGTGAACGACTACGACAAGGTCAAGGGCGCAAAGCAGACCAGCGGCGACACCACCTACCTCACCGTCAACATCGACCACGACAAGGCCGTGAACGAGATCATCGATGGTTTCGATGCCGAGAGCGTTCCCGGTGATCTGGTTGCCGACCGCCTGGACAGCGCCGGTTACTCTCTGGGCCTGCAGATGGATTCTGACGGCTCCGTGGAGCTGACCACCGCAGGCACTGCCTTCGGCAATACCACCGCCCTGACCGAGAAGACCATCTACGCCAACATCGTGGACGCACGCACCCAGCAGTCCTCCATCGGCGTGCCCACTGCAGGCCGCTGGCTGCTGGTCTCCCCGGACACCTACGGCCTGCTCCTGAAGAGCCCCGAGTTCATCAAGGCTTCCGACCTGGGCGACGCAGTCGTTCAGACCGGCGCTGTGGGCAAGATCGCAGGCTACACTGTGTTCGAGGATTCCACCCTGGGCGAGAACGTGGAGTATGTGGCCGGTCATCCCAACTGGTTCGCTGCCATCGACGAGTGGGCCGTTCCCGTCCACCTGCAGGACCTCTCCGGCTCCGGCGACTTCATCGGCGCATCTGCCGTGCAGGGCCGTAAGGTCTACGCCTACAAAGTCACCAAGGGCCAGACCATTCTGGTCAAGAAGAAGGCGTAACCTCTCACCGCTCCATCCTGCTGCGCAAGCGTGTCACGGAGCTCCCCTACTGAGGGGAGCTGAATTGAGGAAAATTTTATGCTTTATTGTACTTATGATGATTACACCGCCGCCGGGGGATTGCTGGACGAGGCCGCCTTTGACACGCTGTGTGCCCGGGCTTCCCGGCTCATCGACCGGCACACCTTTGGCCGGGCAGAGTCCCACGCCGGGGTCTGTGCCGGGTGCGCAGCCCTGTTGGCCGATGCTTGCGTCCAGATCGTCGATGCCATGAGCGCCGCACAGAGCGCCTGTGCCGTGCCCGGGGCTTCCAGCGTGTCCAACGATGGCTACTCCGTCACCTTCGCCAGCGGGGCGCTTTCCGAGCGGCTTGCAGCGGAAGCGCAGAGCATCCTCTCCAACGCACTGGGCAGCGACTCCCACGGCCTGCTGTATCGGGGGTGTTTCTGATGCAATGCAGCGTTACCGTTGTGAACCTCATCCACGACACCGCCACTGAGACCGACCGGCCTGTCTGCCACGTCATCCCCGGGTGCAGCTGGCGGGAGAAGCTGGACACCTCCGGCGGCGACCCCCAGCGGACAGTCCACGTCCGTCTGCCCCCTGCCGCCGGGTATCTGCCCTATTTCCAGTGGGCAAAGCTCCCGCCCGGGGAAAAGGCGGCACACTGGACGCTCAAGCGGGGCGGCAAACTCATCTGCGGCGCTGTCCGCAGCCTGACCGAGGCCGAGTATGCCGCCCTCGAGAACACACACATCTGCTGCACGGTGGCGGCGGTCTCCGATAACCGGGAACCGCTTCTGCCGCATTTTCATGTAGAGGGGAGCTGAGAGGATGAGCAAGCCTGTTTTCGACCAGCCCTATGGCCTGCGCTACAAGGCAGACGGCGTTCAGATGCAGCTTTCCTGGCGGCCTGACTTCGGTGCCGAGAAAACTGCTGCCTTGCAAAAGGCGCAGTATGCCCTTGCACAGGAAGCGGCCAAGCTGATCGACAGCTATGTGCCGTTCGACACTGGTTCTTTGAAAAACAGCGTCAATCAGGCCAGTAGATACGATGAAGGACTTCTGGTTTACAATACCCCCTATGCCCGGAAGCAATATTACCTCCATGCAGAGGGCACAGACCTTCGTGGAGAAACCGGATTGCGCGGTAGTTACTGGGGCCAGCGGGCCATTGCCGACATTGGCGAGCATCTTGCTCTCTACGGCGCAAGGGCCGTTACAAGCTTCTGGGGAGGAATGGGGCACTTATGAGTGAAAAAGCTACGATCACTGCTATGCGGGAGTGGCTCAAGACCTGCCCGCTCATCGCAGAAGAGCAGACCGAGAACGGGGCAGCATTCCGTATCTCCGGGCTTTCCCCGGAGCCGGTGGCCGAGTTTTCCATTGAGGATTCCCCCACAGACCCGGTGCTGACCACTTATTTCTCCGGCAGGAACATGGCCAAAAGCTATGTATTCCTGAGCCGCCGGGAATACAGCGAGGCCCAGAGCACCCAGATTGCCAACAGCGGCTTTTTTGAGCAGCTGACCGACTGGGTGCTTTCCCAGAATGACCGGCATGATCTGCCTCAGCTGGAAGCCCCAAAACAGCCCCTCAGCGTATCGGTCACCGCATCGGGCTATATCGTTACCAGCAGCGCCGGAAGCTGCAAAATGCAGATGCAGCTCCGGCTCGTTTATTACCAACCGAAAGGAGTTTCAACATGACTGTTACTGAAGCTGTTACCGCCTCCGGCATCACCCCCAGCGCCGACTACAAGGGCATCGAGAACACCGATGACTTTGTGCTGGCCATCTGCACCGAGGCCAGCAAGAAGGATGCTGTTAAGGATTGGACCGTCTGTGCCGACCATGTGCGGGAGCACAGCGGCGCACTGAACGCTTCCACCTCTGACAATACCTACATCCGCACCGGCCCCGTTACCACCAAGGGCAGTGTTCAGCGCACCCTCGCCATCAACGGCGACCGCTGCAAGGGAGATGCGTTCCAGGACTTCATTCTGGGCCACGAGATGATCTATGGCTTCGGCCAGAGCGTCATCCTGCCCTACATCTATTTCTCCCTGCGCACCGGCAAGGGCGAGAAGGGCGAAGCTGCATTCATCGTCACCAGCGACGTGGGCGGCTCTGCCGGCGCAATCGCCACCTTTGCCTGCGATGTAAAGGGCATCGGCACCCCTGCCAAGTTCGACTATTCTACCGCTGCGGCAGGCTGATCCTGCCCGTAGCTCTGTGCCCTCGTCCTGACCGGCGAGGGCTTTTTTGATAGGAGACGACCATGAAGATTTTTGATAAGGAATTTGCGTTTTCCAGCCTGAACGCCAACGATATCGAGCGGCTGGAGCAGGCAAAGGCAAAGCTGGAAAAGGCCGAGGAGGCCGAGCGTCAGCGTGCACAGCAGACTCCCAACATGAGCTACGCCGAGGGCATCCGCGGCCAGTGCCGCATCGTGGAAGCGTTTGTCGATGATGTGCTGGGCAAAGGGTCTGCGGCCGCTCTGGGGCTGGACGGCAACGACCTGGGCAAGGCCCTGACCGTGATGACCGAACTGACCCGGGCTGCCAATCAGGAAAAGCAGAAGTTCGACCCCAGCCTTCTGGCTCCTCAGCTGAACCGTGATCAGCGGCGCAAGGCAAAGCGCCGCCGTCATCATGGCTGACATCCTGCTGGAACCACTGCCCACCGAGTGGGAGGGCCGTGCCATCGACCCGGACTTTCGGCCCATGGTCTGGTTGTCGAACCAGTATCAGCGCAGGCGGGAGAAAAAGGACACCCTTGCCTTTGCGCAGGAAGCATTCCGGCGCTTCTACCGGGAGCCGATTCCTCCCCAGCTGGCCCCGGAGGCCTATGAAAGCCTGCTGCGCTTTTACCACGGGGCCGACCCGCCCGGACGTTCCGGCGGCAAAGGCAGCGGTTCCGGTGAGCTTGCCATGGATTTTGCCTGTGACGCGGACTATCTGACCGCAGCTTTTCAGCAGGCTTACCACATCGACCTTACGGCAGAGCGCATCCACTGGTGGCGGTTTCTGGCTCTGCTGCGGGGGCTGCCGGAGGAAACCACCATGGCGAAGATCATGTCCTGGCGCACGATGGACACCTCCGGCATGGAGGGCAGGCAGCGCCAGCAGTACGAGGACCTGAAGGAGACCTTTGCCCTGCCCAAAGAACTGCGGCACACCCGGACGGCAGTCACGGTGGCCGACCACAATGCCGCCTTCCTGCAGCGGCTCAGACATGGCGATGATGAGGAGGTGAGCGCCCCCAATGGCTGATTTCAGTATTACGGGTGATGTCCGGCTGAACAGCGACCCGGCAGAGCAGAGCGTCAATAAATGGACGGTAGCCGCCGGGCAAATGATCGCCGATTTCGCTAAGAAAGCCGCCGATGCCCTGATGAGCGTGGTGAAGAGCGGTCTGTCCTACAACCGGGACATGGAGAGCTACCTCACCAATTTTAAGGTCATGCTGGGTGACGAACAGCTTGCCGCCGAAAAGCTGGAAGAGATCCGCAAAATGGCAGCATCCACACCCTTCACCCTATCTGATCTGACTGAGGGTACCAAGACCCTGCTGCAATTCGGCATTGCGGCAGACGACACCACCAACGTGCTGCAGATGCTGGGCGATATCTCTCTGGGCAACGCGGACAAGATGCAGACCCTTGTCCGGGCCTATGGCAAGATGTCCAGCGCCCAGAAGGTCACGCTGGAAAACGTGAACATGATGATCGACGCGGGTTTCAACCCGCTCAATCAGATCTGCGAGGCCACTGGTGAAAGCATGGCCGACCTGTACAAGCGCATCTCGGACGGCAAGGTGGGCTTTGAGGAATTGCAGGCCGCTGTGGAAGCCGCCACCAGTGAGGGCGGGCAGTTCTACAACGGTATGCTGGAAGCCAGCCAGACCTTCCGCGGGCGGCTGTCTACCCTGCAGGACAACGTGGCTGCCCTGACCGGCAAACTGACTGACGGCCTGTTCTCGGCTCTCGGCGACCTCATCGTCAAGGCCAACGAGCTGGTGGTCTCCATCACGGAGGATGACCAGAAGCTGGCCAAACTAAAAGACACCATTGGTCTGGTCATCACCGTTGTCACCTCTGTCGGTGCTGCATTTCTGACCTACAAAGGCTACCTGACTGCCACCTCTGCCGCCACTGTGGTACAGACGGCAGCCACCACAGCCCTTGCCGCTGCACATAAAGCTGCCGAAGGTGGGGCAACCGGTCTGGCTGCAGCACAGGCCGGACTGAACGCTGTCCTGAAAGCCAACCCCATCGGGCTTGTGGTTTCTGTTCTGGCCGCTCTGGCAGCGGCCCTTGTGACTGCCTACCAGACCAGTGAGACCTTCCGCAACATCGTGAACGGAGCCTTTCAGGCTGTGGCGAACATCGCAAAGAGCACCATTGGGGCGGCCATCGGATGGCTGGACAAGCTCAGTTACAAGCTGAACAGCTTTCTCGGGAAGGATGGTTATACCGGCTTTTCCAGCTACGATGACTACAAAGCAGACAAGGATGCACAGGCCGCAGCGGCCACTTCCAAAGCTAACCGGGAGGCCCGGCACAAGGCAGCCCAGACCGGGCAAGGCATCAACACCAAAAGCTGGACGGAACTGCAAGAGGAGGCCAAAGCTGCACAAAAGACCACCGAGCAAGCGGCCGGTGCTGTTTCTGCGTCCTCGAAAAAGGCCAGCTCTGCCGCCAAACGGGCTGCCTCTGAGGTGGTAAACTCCATCATCTCCACAAGCACTCAGGTTGAGAACGGGGTCACCCGTACCACTGAAACGGTCAACGAGACCCTGAAAAACGGCACGAAACAGCAGAAGCAGACCGTCACCGAAACCAGCCGTCAGATGGTGGACGGGGTCCTCTCTAACGTTAAGACCATCACCACTACAGCGGCAGATGGAACAAAGAAGGTCACGCAGAGCATCGAAGCCGTCCGTGACGTAGTTTCTACGGTCACCGCGACCCAGACCGCCCTCGTAGACGGTGTAAAGACCACCACCCAGACCACCACCGAGACGCTGGCAGACGGCAGCGAGCAGGTCAAGCGGGTCATCACCAGCACCGGCACTGAAATCATCGACGGCGTGCAGCGCACGGTCAAGACCGTGACCACCATCGCCGCCGACGGCACACAGACCGTGGCAAAGACCATCGAGGATGCCGGGCCCCAGTACGGCAGCGTGGGTGAGCTGCTGACCACCCAGCTCCGCACCAAGCTCACCGAGGGCTGGGCGCAGATTCAGTCCGACATCCAGACGGATGCGCTGGGGGCCATCGAGACGCTGGCAACGGCCCTCAAGGATGGCGACCTCGAGAGCCTGGGCCTGTGGGCCGCTTCCTACTTCTGGCAGGCCTGCACCAAGGAGCAGCAGACCCAGATCAACAGCATCGCTCTGGGGGCGCTCAACCAGCTGGGCAGCGCCCTCTCCGGCGTGTTCGGGAACCTGAGCCAACTGGCCGCCGGTCTGGTTGCACAGTTCGTCCCGGCAGCGGCCAGCGCCACCGGCGCACAGCTGACCCTGAACACCGCCATGGATGCCAATCCCATCCTCTTTGTCATCTCCCTCATCGGGATGTTGGTGGGTGCCCTGTTGAGCTTTTCCGGCAAAAACGCGGACGTGGCCAACGCTTTCCAGAATGTCTGGGCGGGCGTTGAGGACTTTATGAGCTACATCTTCGAGGGCCTGATGCGCATCGTGGCGGCGGGCATCGAGGGCTTTGTCATCCTCATCAACGGCCTCATTGGCATGTATAACTCCGTGGCGTGGCACTGGGGCGGCCATATGGATTACATCAGCAATCCAGCCTGGAACTTTGCCAACCAAATTGCCGCCGACCGCAAAGCCCGGCAGGCCGAGCGAAAAAAGCAGCAGGAGGCCATCAACAACCCCAGCAGCTCCGGCAGCTCCACCAACTCCCAGAAGGTCATCGAGAGCATGACCGACACCAGCAAGACCACCAGAGCAGACGGCAGCACCGTGACCACCAAAGTGCTCACCGAGAAGCTGCAGGATGAGACCGGCAAGATCACCCAGCGGGTGACCAAGACCGTCACCGAGGCGGGCACAAAGCTGGTGGACGGCGTGGAGCGCTCCTACAAGACCGTGACCACCTATGTGGATGGCATCCAGACAAAGATTGAGCGCAGCCTGAATGACATCACCAAGACCAGCAGCTCCACCACACCGACGGCCCCCACCACGCCGACAGCCCCCACCACGGACAAAGACCTGACCGACGCTGTGGAGGCCAACACCGAGGCCCTGCTGGCCGCAAACAGCAAGCTGGCCGAGATGGTGCGGCAGGCCAACAGCCTTATCCTCAGTGACAACATGGCCATCAGCCGGTCTGTGGCCGCTTCCGGCACGGCACAGGTGGCCGCAGCCGCCAACAACTACCACCGGGAGGGTGACACCAACATCACCCAGAACATTTACAGCAAGGCCCAGACGGCGGCAGACCTCCAGCGGGAAGCACGCTGGGAAGCCGACCGGGCCAAGGCCCAGAAACGATGAAAGGAGGGCACCGAGATGCCGTTCAGAAAAGACCATTTGCAGCTCGTGACGGATGCCGGGGCCGCTCTCGACATCGGGTGGGACTACGGCACGCCCTACTCCCTCGACCCCATCAACGGCGTGGATGTAAATCTGCAAAAGGCGCAGGGAGTGAACCAGATCGGCGAAACGGTGGAGCGCCAGAGCGTAGCCGGGGTGAGCCGCGAGCTCGTCATCCACTGCCACAGCCCCCACGGCGATGCGGATGCAGAATTGCTGCTGGAAAAGCTCCCCTACTTCACCAGCGGCACGATGTACTTTGAGGATAAATTCTTCTGCCGGTTCGTGCTTTCCAAGACCCCCTACACAAAGAGCATCCACCCCTACCCGGTGCTGGATTTCATGCTCTTCTGCCCCAAGCCCTTCTGGTATGACCTGACCGCCCAGAGCTTCTGCATCAACGGCTTTGTGTCATCGTTCAGGCTGCCGGTGAATTACTCCAAGCCCCATCGGTTCGGCGTGCGCACCTCCGTTGGCTGGCTGAACGCGGTCAACCCCGGGGCGCTGGCGGTGCCCTTCACGGCCACCCTCAAGAGCGATGGCGCTGTGGTCAACCCGTGCGTGCTGAACATCGTCACGGGCCAGAGCATCCGCATCCTGACCACCCTGACCCCGGGGCAGGTCATCGAGATCTACCGCACCACCACCGACAAGCTGGCAGTCAAGCGGACAGAGGACGGCACGGAGGAGAACATCTTTTCTTTGCTGGATGAAGATTCTGACCTGCTGGAGCTGGCCCCGGGAGACAACTTACTCAAAGCCACCGCCGACAGCGGCGAGACCAGCCTGCAGGTGACGGTGCGCTTCTATCCCATGGTGAGCGGTATTCTGCCGGAGGTGATCTCGTGACGCTGGACGTTTTGGATGAACTGACCCTCGCCCGGCTGGGCCGGGTGGAGGTGTGGGTGAGCCTTTACTGGGACGAACCCTACAACACCGATGGTGAGTTCACGCTGGAAGTCAGACCCACGGAAGAGAATCTGTCCCTTCTCCGGGAGGGCCGCTGGCTGCGCCGCGCCGACAGCGACGTGCCCATGCGCATCTGCCACCGGAGCAACGAGAACGCCGACAGCAATCTGGTGGTCACCGGCTTCCCGGGCACATGGATCTTCACCAAGCGGGCCTGCACCGCCATCGTGAAGAACGAAAACGCGGAAGCCGCCATGCGCAAGCTGATCAGTGCCATGCAGCCGTGGCCCAAGCTGGAGCTGGGTGCTGCTGTGGGCTTCGACACCACCTACACCGCCCAGACCTCCGGCGGCAGCATCATGGACTACCTGATGACCATCGGTGCGGCCTGCGACCTGGGTTTCCGGGTACGGCTGGCAGGCAAGAACGCAGATAAGAAGCTGCTGTTCGAGGTCTACCGGCCCACCGCCGACCCCAACAACAGGTTCAGCACAAAATGGGGCAACCTGCAGCAGGCCGCGTGGGCCTTTGGTGACAGCGACTATGCAAACGTTGCCGTGGTGCAGGGGGCCGGTGAGGGCGAGAACCGAGCCACCGTGACCGTGGGCCTGACGGATGCCACCGGAGCCGACCGGCGGGAGCTCTATGTGGATGCCCGGGATGTGCAGCCGGACGAGGAAAAGGGCGAGACCACCAAAAGCCAAGCCTACCTCGAACGGCTCATGGCCCGGGGCACCAACAAGCTGCTGGAACAGCTGCGCACCGGCTCCATTGAGCTGACCATCGATGCCGAGGGCCTTTCCCCCGGTGACGTGGCCTTCTGCACCATCCCGGAGCTGGGCTACAAGGCCACCGTCCGGGTGGCCGATGTCATCACCCAAAGCCAGAGCGACAGCACCACCCGCACCGTGCGGCTGGGTACGCCGGTCTGGCGCAAGCTGTAAGGAGATGATCTTTTGAGCAAAATCGTTTTATATCCCGCCAACGGGTTCGACTTCGATGCCGCAGACGTGGCGGCCTACCTTGCGGGCCGCACTAGCGGCGTGTTCAGCTCCGCTGAGGACTTCCCGGTGACAGCCGCAGGCGGGCTGACGGTCACCGTGGGCGCGGGCCGTGGCTGGGTGCACCCCAGCCGCTTCACCGGCTACTCCATCACCAAGCGGGAGGCCGACACCCTGGCCCTGCCGCTGGCCGACCAGGCTCTCCCCCGCATCGATCGAATCGTCATGCGCTATGATGCCGGTGCCAGAGCCGCCAGCCTGCAGGTGCTGCAGGGTACGGCATCCAGCACACCTACGGCCCCGGCCATCTCCCGCACCGAGCTGATCTACGACCTCTGCCTTGCCGAGATCACCCGCCCGGCAGGCTCCACCAGCATCACCACGGGCCAGATCACCGACACCCGGCTGGACGAGGCGCTCTGCGGCATCGTACGGGACAGTGTGACCGGCATCCCCACCGACGAGCTGCTGGCCGCTGCCAGGGAGCGCATCAACGCACTGGAGGAGAAAGCCACCACCAGTGCCGCTGCCGCCAAGGACAGCGCAGAGGCCGCCAAGAGTAGCGAGACCAAGTCCGCTGCCAGCGAGAAGAACGCCGCCGCCAGCAAGTCCGCCGCCAAGCAGGCCCTGCAGGACACGGAGACGGAGCACACCGCCGCCTTGCAGGACATCGCACGGGCCCGCACCACGGCCCTGA